AAGTTGGCAGAATGGTGTTGCCAACTTGGCAGAACCAATACCAGAGACTACTACAAAGACTTCTACAAAAATTACTAGTAGTAGTAGTAGTATCCTGAAAAATGAATTTGAAAATAATATTTGTGAATTAAAGAAAACTACAAATATTAAATTCGATGATTATGTAAAAAAATATAATGGTGAATTTATACTAGCTATTATTGAATATTGTACCGAAATAAATATAAGGTCTTTTGCAGGATTTAAAAAAGTTATAGATAGTTATATAGGAAAAAATATTTTAAATAGAAAAGATCTATTTAAAGACATTGAAAATTATAGAAATGAAAAGAAAAAAAATAAGGATAATAACAAAAATAACTCAAAATTTAAATTAGATAAATTTAATGACTTTGAACAAAGACAATATGACTTTGATGACTTAGAAGAAAAGTTATTAAAACCTTTATCAAAACATGAAGGAGAACTTGACAGTGAAGAACTAAAAAGAAAAATGTTATCTACTAAAAACAAAACATCATTTTTTGACGATTAGAAATAGATAGAGAGCGATTTTAATTGTTCTTGATGATTTATACATAAAAAAATAAATTATGGTTATAAGCCTTTTAAGGCTAAAATGTAATATAAGGAAAATAAAAAGGAACAGGTTTACACTGCCTGCTCCTTTGGTTTAATATCTTTAGAATTTAGTAACAGATTATTTGACAATAAATCGCTTATTTGTTCAATGTCTACATGTACAATTTCACCATTAATTTTTATCATAAGTATACCGCTGTGTTCTTCCATACGCTATCCCCTATTCATTATTTATTATTTATAATTTCTTGTAGTTTTTCCAACATCTTAATTTTATCCTCCATTTCAGAATAAGTCAAACCATTAGGAAATACAAACTTCGACAATAATATCTCATAATTGACACCATCCTTTTCAATGGTTTGAACTATTGTATCTTCATTGTTTTTTAAATCTTCTTCATAAAGAAGGTACTCCATGGGTACCTTTAAAACTTGCGCTGTTAATGATAAATTAGCTGTGCTCATAGCACTTCTTCCGTTCTCTACATCACACAAGAAACTCTTACTATAATTAGCTTCTCTTGCAACTTCCTCTAAAGTCATTCCCAATTCTTTTCTTCTCTTTTTGATTCTTTCACCTAACTGTTTTTTATACTCATTTCGTTTCATTGCTCTCAACCCCTCAATTTTTTATACGTTTATATAGTATATGTATCATGTGTATAGTATGTACATATCGTACTATATATACATAGTATTCTATTTAAAAAACAAAATCAATAGAAAACATTAGCAAACATTACTAATATTTAGATTTAAATGTTTAATTTAACTAATTAAACAAATTTATACGATTACTTCGTATATTACGTCAATTTCGTATTTGTGGTTTTTACGTTGATTTCGTATAATGGTTGTACAAGCTATTTAAGACAAGCATTACATTAAATTAATAAAACAAATGTCTTACATTTTTATATACAGCTTGTACAAAATGTATTGTTATGTAAAAATGATACTTATTTTCATATAATTTACAAGCACATGTAGATTATATCACCGTATGCGAAATTATGCAATACCGTATACGATAATTTATCGTACATTTTTTTAAAATATGAAAGGAGAGGGTAAAAATAGCTAGATTATATGAATTAACTCAAAATTACAATAATCTTTTGGATCTAGTAGATAATCCAGAAGTACCAGCAGAAATGCTAAAGGAAAGCTTAGATAACATAGGAGAGGAGATAAACATTAAACTAGAAAATGTGGCTAAAGTAATTAAATCTATAGAAGTAGATACAAAAGGATTAAAGGAAGAAGAAAAAAGGTTAGCAGATAGAAGAAAGTCTTTAGAAAATAGAATATCTAGCCTTAAAGAGTATGCCGAGAACTCTATGAGGACCACAAGAATTACCAAAATAAAGGGTAAGGTATTTACATTAGGCATACAGAAAAATCCTGCTAGCATTGATGTAGTAGATGAAGATAATATACCAGATAAGTATTTCATAACTGAAAAGAAATTAGTTATGAAAGATGTATTAGAAGTTTTAAAAAGGGGCGAGAAAGTTCCAGGGGCAAAATTAAAACAAAGTGAAAGTTTAAGAATTAGATAATTAAGGGGGATATTAATTATGAATAGAAAAATAATAAAGAGTGTTTTAAATAAGAAGTTTAATGAGTTTTACAAGAGTATAGAAAATGAAGATGTAAGAAATGCTGTTAGAAATAACTCAATAATAACAGGGGGTTGCATAACTTCAATGCTATTAAATGAGGAAATACACGATTTTGATATTTACTTTACGAACAAAGAAACTTGTTTAAAGGTTGCTGAATATTATGTTCAAAAATTCAATGAAACACATAAGGGTACTAATGCTAGAGTTGAAGAAAAAGAAGAAAGAATAAAAGTATTTATTCAATCAGAAGGTGTTGCAGGGGATGACGAATCAGAACCAGATTTAATAGAATATGAAGATTATGACGAAATGCAAACCAATATAACACCAGATTCAGATTTAGAAAACATACCTCAAAAACCAAAATACAGACCTGTTTATTTATCAAGTAATGCGATAACTTTATCCGATAAGATTCAACTTATTATTAGATTTTATGGGGATGCTGAGGAAATTCATGAAAATTATGATTTTGTTCATTGTACAAATTATTGGTCCAGCAGAAATAATAAATTAGTTTTACGACAAGAAGCTTTAGAAGCTATATTGAACAAAGAACTAAGATATGTTGGCAGTAAGTATCCTTTATGCTCCATTATAAGAACTAGAAAATTTATAAATAGAGGTTGGAAAATAAATGCCGGACAATATCTTAAAATGTGTATGCAACTTAATGAGTTTAATTTAAAAGATATTAAAGTGTTGGAAGATCAATTAGTTGGAGTAGATAGTGGATATTTTGCAATGTTGATTGATACTTTACAAAGAAAAAAAGAAAATGACCCGAACTTTACAATAGAAAATGATTATGTAGTATCAATAATAAATAAAATATTTTAGTTAGGAGGAGATTGAATGAGTATATATAAAAAGCTAGCAGAGGCTAGAGTAAAATTACAAAACGCAGGTTTAAAAAAGAGTGGCAAAAACAAATTTGCTGGATATGAATACTTTGAATTATATGATTTTCTGCCAAGAGTAAACGAAATAAATGCAGAATTAGGTATATGTGCAGTAATTAGCTTTGACAAAGAAAGCGCTACCATGATATTAACTGATGTAGAAAAAACAGATAGCACTATAACAATAACTTCACCAATGGAAAGTGCAACTTTAAAAGGTTGTCATGCTATACAAAATCTAGGAGCAGTAGAAAGCTACCAAAGAAGATATTTGTATATGACCGCTTATGAAATAGCTGAAAATGATATTTTAGATGGTACGTTAGGCCAAGGAGATAAGAAGGGGAACAATAAACCACAAGGAGATAAAAAAGCTGATACAAGCCTTACAGACGCACAAATTAAAAGATTATATGCAATAGCTAATAGTGCTGGAATAAATGCAGATAAGGTTAAAAGTCATGTTAAAGAAAAATTTAAAATTGAACCTAAATTTATGACAAAACAACAATATGACCTTGTGTGCAATGGATATGAACAATTAGCTAAAAAGGGGGATAAATAATTGGGTGAAGATACTAAAACAGCTTTACTATATAGATTAAATTGGATTTTAAAATATGCAGAGGAAGGTAGAATGGATAATATAAAAGAGGAAGTAAATAACATTGTAGATGAATTAAATAACTATGATTTAGTAGTTCCATTTTAAAATTTTAAGGGGAGGATAAATATGGATATTATAAAAGATATTATAGATATAAGTAAATTAGTTTTTATTATTTTTGCTGTTTGGTTCTGTACAAGTGTTTTATTTTTAGTGTAAAAGTACGAAATTAACGTAAATGAAAGGGGATAAAAACATGATTATAAAAACTTTAGAGGGACAAATACACAAGGTTAATATAGAGGAAGTTTACATAAAACCTTTTTACTTAAAAAATAAAATTCATTGTTATGCTCTTTGTAGCAATGAGGATAACAATGAAGTTGTCTTAGCTGAATATACAGACAGAACGATAGCAGGGCATATGCTACACCTATTAATACATTGTTCTGCATTAGATGTACCACATGAAATATTACCTTATGTTAGCTTACAAGAAGATTTATTATTAAGTGCTTCTTTTAAATTAAGAAAAGCAAAAGAAAAATTCAAAAAAGAACAGGAGTGGGAATAGTGAATGATTATATTGAACAAAGAGTTTTAAATGTTGCAGATTATTTTTTAGATACAAATTGTACTGTGAGAAATGCAGCCCAAAAATTTGGATATAGTAAAAGTACAATTCAT